ATAACATGTTTTCTTCTATTGCTCCTTGTTTATCTAATTGCTTAAGTATTTCATCAAAATCACCTAATGCACCAGCTCCAGGAGCAGCAGCACCAGCAAAATCATTCCATACATTACCATTTGCTGTAATAGCAGCAAATAAACCTTGTGTACCTTTTGGCACAGCTGTACCTGATAAAGTACCACCAGACCATACACCACCAGTAACACCGATAGCGCCAGAAGAACCAGCAGCTAATTCACCTTCAATGCATGCCATTTCAAGATAATCTTCAAATCTTAATCTAGTTTCAGATTCAGCTTTTAAGTACCAAAGATATCCAGAAGTTCCATCTTCAGTAGCTACTTCAACCCAACCGATTTGAGCAGCATCAGATCCTGAAACATCATAATAATCTTTAATAATTATTGGACTATTTTCAAATGTTGTAACTTGAGGTTCAATACCTTGAGTCATTCCTGTGCTTCCTTTTGGAAATTCAGAACCATATACAAACATTTTAAACCCAGTAGTAACACCAGCTCCAAATACAGCAGTCAAACTAGCGTCAGTATAAACATTAGCTGTTGCATTTGCTCCAGATACAGTATCTATAATAGCTTTACAAGAAGTAAAACCATTTGATATAACTACTGTTTGGTTATCTCTAAGTGCATTGTTGCCTGGAATTGTAAGTACATCTCCAGCTCTAGTAACATCTTCGTATGCTATATGTAATCTATTTTGTTCAGACCAGATTACTTGATCTGAGGTCATTGGCATTTCTGCTCCGACCATTCTTAGGAAACCATTTAAGGTTCTATTACCAAATCTCTCTACCTCTTGTTCGTAAAGTTCAGGTAAGTATTGTTGTGACCATTGTCCAGCACCTATAGCGTTAAAGTCAAGGTAATTCCCAGGCATTGTTACTTTAGTAGGCATTGGAGCTATGGATGCGGGAAAACTCCCGCTAGTTGCAAAACTCATAATTTTTAGTTTTTAGTTATTTTTTGTGTTTTATTTTTAACTTAGAACCATCAACACCGGAAATACTTCTTACTTTTAATCCATTTATAAACATATCTCCTGGAGTATTATCTCTAGGTTCATTACTTATATTTTTAGATTTAGCAGTAATATTTTTAACGGCGTCCGCTTTGCCTTGCTCATAAAAATGCTGTGCAATTGTATCAGCATTACGCGCAGCGTAAATAGCTTTGTGATAACCTTTATAATCTGATATATTTCCCTTTTCATCTAAGAACTTCTTAACAAAATCGTTCAAATCAGATTGATTAGTTGCAACATCACTAGGATTATTAACTCCATATCTAAATTTCTTTTCACCAAGATCGAAATCAAAACCTTTGAAATCTTTAGTGAAATAATCTTTAGTAGAGTTTTTAAACTGTTCGTGACGTTGTTTAACTACCTCTTGTTCTTCGTTATATCTATTGAAAAAGTCAGTGGCTTTTTGTTGGTCTTTAGTAAGTGAAGGTCTTAACTTAAGCTCTTCATAATATTTACTTTTTAAACCTTCCAAATAACCCTTGGCTTCGGCAACCTCTTCCTTGAGTGCGAGTTTTTTCTTTTTTATATCTCGCTCCTCGTCGTACTCTTCATCCCACGCAAATTTTTCATCCATGATAAATTGAATTTCTTCATCATCTAAATGCGGTTTTGTTTGAGTATAATATTCTTTTAATAATATGTCGTTATCTATAGTGGAATAATCGGCATTTAATCTTATGTAATCTCTCATGTCTCCACCAGTTTCTTTCATAAACTCTATGAGTTTTTCTACATTCTCTGGTAGTTCTACTTGAGGAGTTAACTCAGGTTCTTCTTTTACAACCGTTTTATTAACTGGAGTTGTTTCCCCTATTGGTTCAAATTCCTCTTCTTTAATCTCTTTAATAGTTGGAGTTTCAACTTGTTTTTCCTCAACTTTTGTAACTTCTTCTTCAACTTTCTCAATTGCTTTGTCTTCAACTTTAGCAATTTTCTCTTCTTTAACTTCAACAATCTCCTTCTTAACATCCTCGACTTTTACAGGTTCTTCAACCTCTTCTTTCTTTTTAGATAAATCAATTTTTATCGGTTCATCTTTTTTGTTTAATTTTTTTGCTGAAGGTTTTTTCTTTACTTTAAAAGCACCTTCTTCTTGTACTTCTGTTTCTTCTTTTTTCATGATATGATATTATATAATTAAATAGAACTTATCTAGGAGTAAATTGCTCTAAACCAAAACCACCAAGATTATCAAATCCTTTGGATTCAAAATCTTTTGGTAGTAAATCATTTTTTCTTTGATCTATAAGTTCACTTTGTTGTGTTGCTTGGATTTTAGTTCTTTCGTCTTTTCTATCTTCTTTTTGAGTTTCAGCAGATCTTTTACCTTCTGATTCAACTCTAGCTAGTTGCATATTAAATTGAAATTCTAATTCCATCAACTCTTTTTTCATTTGAGCTTCTTGTTGCATTTTTTGAATAGCGAATTGAGATTTCCCTTGTTCAACTTGCAAAGTATTTTCTGTTAAAACTTGTTGTTTTTGGGCCTCTGCTAAAACAGCTCTTTCTGCTGCTTCTGCATTTGCTTGAGCTTGAGCTTGTATATTTGCTTGTTGAGCTTGTTGATCTTTTTTAGCTTTTAGAGTTCTTCTCTTTTTCAGTAATTCATTAGCTAGTTTTAAATTACTAATATTTCTTATATCTATAGCATCTTCTAAATCTATAGATTGAGTTTGAAGCGCCACTTGAATATTTTGTTCTAACATTGCTTTTTCTTCTTCATCTGGCTCTAATTCTAAGAATATTCCAAAATCATGTAAAGAAGCTGTAGCTATTTCATCTAATGTGGTTACGTTATATACAGAAATACTATCTTGCAAAGCTTCTCTAGTTAAAGGAAACATTAAAGCATCTCCAACTCTAAGCGTTATATTTTCACATGTTTTTAATGTTAGATATAATCCTGCTTGCAAAATATGTCTAGTAGCAGTATTAGAATTTGCAGCAGCTAATTTTTGCAAACCTACTAAAGCATCTTTATCTGGTGTACTAGCATCTCTAGCTTCATTAAGACCGGTGACATCTCTTATCATTTGTAAATAATACTGATAAGTTTGTATTAATGATTGTATTTTACTACCACCACTAGATGATTGTAATTCCTGAATAGGTACTTTACCATGATTTAATTCACCATCTTGAGTTAATGATCTACCAACAATACTACCTGTTTGGAAATACATGTTCAATGCTTCAGCGGGATTATAATTAGTACCATTACCTAAATCAACTTCGGCTAAACCATCCATATCTAAATAAACACCATCTGGAACTATTCTAGCTAAAACTTGCTGTAGTTTTAAATGCGCTAATTGAATCATATCAGCAAACCCAGTTATTCTACTTACTAAAGATTCTATCTTGCCTTTATACATTCTAGGAGCAGTAATATTATAATTCATATTAACTTTAGCAGTATTAGCAATAGGTCTAGTCATATTTTCTGCTAACTTCCACTCAAGCATTTTTTCATGACCTAATATTTTCGCTCCAGTATATAACACTTCAATGGATCTAGATACTCTTTTAAATGTATCTGCTTCTGGCGGATTAAATGTATCTTGTTTTTCTAATGCTTTTTCTAAACCACTGGGCGTTATTTTTATTTTAAATACTTGATTAGTATAAGTTTTGTATTCAAAAAATATAACTTGAACAGACTGATCATCTTGTCTACCATTCCAGTTTCTTGTATAACTAGTATTTCCAGGATATTTTTGAATTTCCTTCATATCTTCTGGAGATAAATGTGGAAAACGTTTCTTTAATTCTGGTATACTAATACTTTTTACCTCACCTACATAATATAAATCATCAAAATTAGGATCTTCTGTATACGAATGTACTAAATTTACTGGATCTACATATTCAACGCATATGCCATTTGTTCTATTAAAACTAGTTTTTATAGCGCCAATACCAAGAATAGTTAAATCTTGATTTAATCTTTTCCTTATTAAATGATATTTATTTTTATCTAATAT